ATATTCGTTGTTGCTGTAATATTAACTGCACCAGTACCATTAGGCGTAATGTTAATAGCACCATTAGTGTCCGTACTGATAATGGTATTACCATTGATGTTAATATTATCTACGTCAAGGTCACCTGTAGTAACCTTAGTCGGGGTTAAATTAACATTTACGTCAGTAACCGTCGCACCAGCGCCGCCGCCATCAAACTTTACTAAAACATCCGCGCCGTTCGGCACCTCAAAATCATTGGAAGCGTTATAAGTACCTTGAAAAAGAATAAGACTGCGTGAAGCAGACAAGCTGTTGCGGATGTGTACAATTTTCTCAGCGTCATTAGGGTCAAGCTGAACATATGCCGTTGCGCCTAAATCCGCGCCGTCATTAAACTCAATAAACCGGTTGCGCCCGTCAGACAATGCGCCGTTGTTAATCAGCAGCGTGTTAGGTGAACCCGAAGTGCCCGCAGCAGCTAGCGTGACAGTGGCAACACCATTAGTCGCTTGGTCAATAATATCGAAGTTGGTATTAGTTGTCGCGCCCCATGTACCCGACTGATCGCCGGTTCCCGGTTTCTCGATACCAATATTGACTGTATATGTACTTGCCATGTTCTTAACCCCTCTAAGCTGCTATTTGACCCCAACTCGGTGTCTGTGATGGTACTTCATCCGACCAAGCTGGCGTCTGACTTGGGCTGATACCATTATACCCTGCATTTTGATTTGGCACAATAGTTCCCCAAACTAATACTTGCCCTACGTTTCCAGTGACTTGCAAGCCGGACACAGGGACATTAGCTTCCGCGACAACCGTGACAGCCCCAAGCTGCCCCGTTGCAGATAGACCCGTAACAGACGTGTTTGCATCCGCCGTTACCGCAACTGAACCTACACCGCCTGTCGCCGCTAATCCCGTAACCGGAGTAATTGCATCCGCCGTTACCGCAACTGAACCTACACCGCCTGCCGCTTCTAGTCCTGTCGGGAAAGCATTTGCTTCAGCTACTACAGTGACTGCCCCGACACCCGCAGTTGCGGACAACCCTGTTACATCGGTGTTTGCGTCCGCGGTTACCGCTACTGAGCCAACAACCCCCGTTGCGGCTAAGCCCGTTACGTCTATATTAGCTTCAGCAACAACGGTCACTGAGCCAACATTACCTGTTGCCGCCAATCCCGTGACAGGTGCATTCGCTTCGGCAACAACTGTTACCGAACCTACATTACCAGTGGCCTTTGGTAGGTCTGTTTGGCCCCAAGGCATTTCGCCCCAGCCAAAGCGACCCCAGCCGCCTAGTGGGACGACGACATTGGTCATTACGCTATCCGAATGATCGCGTTACTTGCATCTGCGGTTGGGAAAACAACCGTAAAGTCACCCGCCGTCGAAGTCTTATCCGCGCCAAAGTCCAAAACCACTACCGATGGATTGGTAACAGAAATAGACGTTGTGTTTGGTGTTGAGTTGTAAATCAACGCGCCACGTGCGGTGATTGACGCCGTCGTCCAAGTCTCGTCAGCAAAATCAGTCAGCGCCGTAGTGCCGCTAGTTGACGGATCCACATTAGTCAGCGCCTGACCGCCAGCAGTGTAACCCGTTCCGCTAGTTTCATTAGTAGCGGAATAAGCCGTCGTGCTAGCATCCAGCGTAGCTGAGCTAGTATATAGCGCCATATACATAGTATCTGCGCCATTTGCAAAATCGTGTACACCAAACAAGAGTTCTTTCTTGAAAGATGTACACATAAAATTTCCTGAAAACGCCATGTCACAGTCTCCTTATAAGTTCGGCCATGTCTTTATGGCCTGCGTCATTCAGTGCGTTGTACACCGTTGTTCTATCACTTCTTATGGCTTCGCGCATATAGAAAGTTAGTGTCCTAACTAGCTGTTGGCGAAAGGCCCTTGCTTGGTCACGAATAGCTGGGTTAGCGTTGTCAGAGATAGAAATAATCTTATCCGCGCAGCGCTCCGCAACCTCTTCAGGTGTAAAGCCCCTACCGTTTGTGGTGTGGACTTCTACCTGAAACTCTGGATTCATTTGTAATGCTTCTACCTTCATTGTTTTGGCCTAATTACTTGTCCCGTGCGGTACTGGTCAGTTACTTCTTTAGCCTCACCAAACATCTTGAGGCCCATAATTGACTCACTGAACCGCTTTTCATATAGAGCCTGCATATCCGCCTCACCTTTCATAAAGATGTAGGCTTCCATCAAACTGCCATACAACATTGCTAATTCAGCGTTTTCACTGAGCCATGTCGTTCCTGTACCGGCTCCGACAGTCAAGCTGGTGGGCCTATAAAAGTAGTGCAATTCCACCGAATAGCTGTCATCTGGTGTAGGACCAATGATAAAGTTAGTTAAATCAAAGACACCGTAATAACGAGGCGCACCCTCTACTGCGGGGTCTGGATTAAACTGTTGAATGTAGTTGGCATCCTTAAAATCAAGAAAGTTTGCGTCATTCCCCGCATCTGTGTATGCTAACGAATACGGCGCAAGAAAATCTGAAGGACAAGCCAAAAACTTGTTTGAGGCCGTCATGCTACCAGAGACGTTTTTCCGAAACAGGCTAAGTTGCACATTCTTGAGAATGCGCTCTTCGGTGTTACGAATGAACACAGGTATGTTGTTAACGAAAGTCGTTTCGTCGTTTTCAGTGTAATCCTGAATAGCCTGCTGTAGTTCCGTATATGTAAAACTCATACTGTCACCGTAACACTACCAACTTGCCCAAAACCCTGTGCAGGGCGCAAGTTAGGTGCCTCCACTAAAGGAACCCCAACAAACACGTCTAACGGCTCCGTTCTATCGGGCCGCGCTTCCTTCAACGCTTCCGCATCAACAACCTTACGAAAAGGCCCTAACTGCGGATGTTTTGGCTCCCATTCATCCTTGCCGACAAGCAGCCCATTCCACTCTTTACGCATATCCTTATACCGATACCGGAAACCGGATCGGTCAGATATGGCATACGAGTCTTTTCCTGTCGCGTACTTAGCCATCAAGTTGTCCTAAAATACTGGTATTGAGGAACGACATTAAAGGAAGCCCTATCCCGGTCTTCTGTAGCCGCCCGCTCAAACTCTTCTTCATAAATCGCCTTCAAAAGTTGCACTCGATTTGGTGCGCGTTTGACTGCAATGTAATACGCCAGACCCGCCGCTAAACACGGATAGAACCGAAACGGCACTTCCATCGTATTGATGTAGGTGTCAGCGTCCTCAATGCGGGTCAGCGCATCATAAATAACCACATCTGTACTATTGTCCGGAACAGGCCAAAGCTTTAGTTCTGGCGTGATCTGCCGGTCTAGGAAGAACTGATTAGCTCTGCTTTCCGTAGTCTTAGTCGGAATAGACAGATATTCGTCCCGACTTAACCGCTCAAGCGCATAATCTGTGCCACTACGCCGCACGATAACAGACAAGATGTCAATCACGTCTGGGTCCAAAGAGTAATTACCCGTACCTTGTGTAACCGTGATACTGCGCTGGGCAATCGTCCACTGGTTCAAGCCGCGGTTAGCCCAATCCGCCAACATGAGGTTGAGCGACCGCTTGGCAGACTTGAGGTCATAACCAGTACGAACCTCAAGACCACAGCGCTCAAACGCCTCCTCAATATAGTCGGAAACGTCTAACTCAAAATTTGTGCTGCCGGATGTAGCCATTTTACTTCTTCTTTACCATACCGCCGCCGCGCATCTTTTTAACCATGCCGCCGCCACGCATTTTCTTTACCATTCCGCCACCGCGCATCTTCTTGACCGCGCCGCCTTTTTTCATCATTTTACGTGGTTTCATCGCCATTTTTCAGTCTCCTGTAAAGATCGTTACGTCTCTGAAAGATATCTTCAGCGTCATACTCTTCCAGATACTTGTCATAATAGCCTTTTTTTACCAGTTTGTCTGCTGATTCCTGCACTTTGGACAGACGCTGCACAAAAATCATTGCATACTCGTCTTCAACTAAGTGCATAAAGCTCTGGTCGTCAATGAAGTCATTGGCCTCATCGTGTGGGTGAAAACCCATCAACCAGATGTCCCTGTCTATAAAAACGCCTTCAGATATAGCGTCGTTCATAAGTTCCAGATACTCGTGAAAGTCGTCGGGATCCTTCTTAAACGCCATGTCTACAATAATAACTAAATCAAAGGCGTCTTCCCATTGAGATATCGTGCTGTACAACACCTGCATATTGGTGTCATACTTAAACAAAATAAGGACTTTATCTTCTTCCCAAGCCTTCTGGGCATAAGGACAAGGCGGTAACCCGTTATAATACGGGTTAGGTTTTTGCAAGGTATGCGCAGACCAAGCTAAAATTTCTTGGCATATCTCGCTTTCTTTATCTATGTAAAATGCTGTGTTGTTCATGCTTGTGACACCGATCCTTTCGTTCGTTTGCGCCGCCCGTTCATAACAGCGCCACAACCACGTGCCACAGCCGTTCCGGGGATACTACTGCCACGAAACTGGCGTTTTGCCTTAGTTTCATAGCCCGCAACGCCCCCATTAGCCATCTTTTTTACTTTAGCCGCTTTGGTATTAGCGACGACAGTCTTTCCCTTAGAGCCTTCACGCTTCTTTTTACGCGCTGTCGCAGCGCGTTCACTTTTCGATAAACTGCTAGCCTTACGTCTAGGCAAACAACGGTCAGGGTTACGCTTATCCTTTGACGTACCGCACGGCCCCGCGATATTGCCTTTGCTATCAATTCGGACCCAATC